TTTAAATGTATCTCAATTTCAGACGGTACCTCAGCAAATAGAGAATATAAAGTTTCAATAACAAACCTTTCATTCGAAAGAGGTGAGTTCGATATTATAGTAAGAGATTTCTATGATACAGACGCGTCACCACAAGTATTAGAAAAATTTACAAGATGTAGTTTGGACCCAACAAAAGTATCTTTCTTGGGTAGAAAAGTTGGTACTTCTACTGGTGAGTTTGAATTAAAATCTAAGTATATTATGTTGTTCTTAGGTGAGGGTGTTCTTGACGGAACATTCGTTGGTTCTATTCCTTGTGGGTTTGAGGGATATAGATTTAGACAATATGGTTCTTGTTCACAAAATCCATGGGTACCATACAAAACTAAATATTATAACCCTGGAGACACAGTATATGACCCACCGTTTGGTTCTGGTGGAGTTACAGGTGGAATAAGCACCGCAAATAATAAAGTTTTAAGTGGGGGGGACAAAGTAAGTAAAAATTATTTAGGAGTCGCGTCTAGTTTAATGGATAATGATTTCTTTGACTATAAAGGACTTCAAGTACCTTCAGCTGTTTGTACTGGTACTGATGGTGACTTATGGCCTGTAGTAACAAAAGGTTTCCATATGGATTTCTCAGCCTCAACAATTGTTGGAGGTTCAGGAGCTTATGTTAGTTGGAGTGGTACTACATTAAACGGTAAGTCAATATTCGATGTTGGTGTAACAACATTTAGTACTGAACCTACATCTACTACCGACCCATATAAGAAATTACGTTCACGTAAATTTACATTAGTACCACATGGTGGTTTTGATGGTTGGGACATTTATAGAAAAACCAGGTCTAATACGGACGATTATAGAATGGGACTTACAGGTTTCTTAGCTGGAGCATGTAGTACAGTAGAATTCCCAACAGCGTCAGGTTCTGGTACATTTAAGAAATTAAGTCAGACTGAATCTAACACTGATTATTTCGCTTACTTAAGAGGTATCGCAACATTTAGTAACCCAGAAGCTGTAGATATAAACGTATTTGCTACACCAGGTATTAATTATGTTGATAACCTAGGTCTTGTTAATGAGGCTATAGACATGGTTGAGACCGATAGAGCTGATTCATTGTATATTACAACAACGCCTGATTACAATATGTTTGTTACAAATACAACCAACCCAGATGATGTTGTTGGTGCTGAAGAAGCTGTAGATGGTATGGAAGACTCACTAATTGACTCTAATTATACAGCAACCTACTATCCTTGGATTCAAATTCAAGATTCAGCTAACAACAAACAAATATTTATACCACCAACAGCTGAGGTAATGAGAAATATCGCTTTAACAGATAATACTTCATTCCCATGGTTTGCGTCTGCTGGTTATACTAGAGGTTTGGTAAACGCTACTAAAGCTAGAAAGAAATTAACTTTAGATGAAAGAGATGTGTTGTATGTTGGAAGAATTAATCCGATAGCTACGTTCTCTGATGTAGGACCTATTATTTGGGGTAATAAGACTTTACAGATTAGGGAGTCTGCTTTAGATAGAATTAATGTTAGAAGATTATTATTACAAACTAGAAAATTAATATCAGCGGTTTCTGTAAGACTTATCTTCGAACAAAACGATGATATAGTAAGACAACAATTCCTAGACCTAGTTAATCCAATTCTAGACTCAATTAGAAGAGATAGAGGTTTGACAGACTTTAGAGTTGTATTATCTAATGACCCTGAAGAAATAGATAGAAATGAAATGAGTGGTAAGATTTACATCAAACCAACCAGAGCGTTAGAATACATCTATGTTGAGTTCTTAGTAACACCAACAGGGGCATCATTTGAGGATGTGTAAACAATAATAAATTCATAAATAGGGGGTATACTCCCTATTTGTGTTTAAACTATATTTATAATAAAAGTGAAAATGAAATTTAATAAAAAAACATTAGCTGAAAGTATTGAGTCGGAATTGTCCGGTAATAAGTATTTTACAATTGGTAAGAAGCAGAATGTAGTAATTACTGAAGCTCAACTAGAAAGACTTATGTCTAAAAATACTATTGTTGGTAAAAAAGTAGTTAAGGAGACTATTGATGATGTCATAAAGGAGGCTTATAAGTTAATTAACGAATGTATTATTAGTGAGAGTATTGACGGTTTAGATGTTGGTAACTACATACTAAATGAACAGGGTCAGTATGATAGAAATCCTGGTGTTGCTGCTGGTGAAGGTTTAGGTGTTGTTATAGACGGTATTAAGAAGGCTTGGGAAATGATTAAGGATTCTGATATGAGAAAGAAAATTGAGAACACTTTAATTAAGTTAAATAATTTTGCAACAGTTACAGCTGAATTAATGCAATCAGGAGCTCCTGGTGGTCACGCTCCAAGACATGCAGATAAGATAACTGATGAAGTGCCTTACCCAGAACTAGAAGAGGGTGAGATTATTGAAGGCCCAAAACCAGATTTTTTAGATTTAGATAATGACGGTGATACAGAAGAATCTATGAAAAAAGCTTCTAAAGAAGTTAAGAAAGAAGAGGTTGATGAGGAAGTGGTTGAAGGGGAGTTTTGTGAATCTTGTGGAGAAGTACATGAAGGTGGATGTGGTAATCACACACATGTTGAAGACGATATGTTTGACGATACAGAAGATGACGGAGACTTCTTTGATGACGAGGAAGATGGGTTCAATCAAGACGAGGTACAGTTCGGTGGGTTTGGGTTCACTGAGTCTAAAGAAAAATCAGAAAAAGAATTAATCGCTGAAGACATTAAAAAAATGAAACAGATAATCAAACCAATTTCAAAAAGTTAATTAAACAATAAACATCATATAAAAATTAAAAGGTCCTTTCGGACCTTTTTTTATTTATCGTCTGTTATTAGAATACCACCATTAAGTAAAATTAATAAGGAGATGTACGGACAATAGAATGGAGCTTTAAGTACGTGAGACAATACATATACCGTGTACCATAATGATGTAGGTTTATCACCACGTCTATCCTCAAAAGACAAATAACTTTTTCTAACTTCTTCCTTGTTTATTAACAAGAACATGAACATTAGTAATTCAGATAAGATTAAGTAGTTTATTAGGTATGTCATTTTATTAGTTTATTAAAAGGTTAATATTTCTTCTATTTATATATACGAGCATTTTATATTTATTGTTACAATTATTCATAACTTAATTCACTAGCTATAATGCCTTTAAATTTAGTGAAAGAATACTGGTATTGTTCGAATACCATATACGAATCTTCAATAACAAATACCATCCCATAGTTGGATGTTAACGGATTCTGTGTTAGGTATGTTGTACCACCATCAATAGTGTCAGATAATACACTTAAAATCAAATATTCATTAATACAATCACTAAACGTTACTGAAATATATAAACTAGAAGTGTCGATAGTTAATGAGATTAGATTATTATAAAACCCTAGAGGCTCTAAAACAACATTAGATGTATAGTAATTGTCAGTCAATGAATCCATTTCAACATTAACAGAGTAACACTCCGAATTCATCATAATTGTTTGTGAGTTAACTAAGAGTGGTAATAATAGTAAGATTAGTATTTTTTTCATTGTATTATATTTCATTATTAATTGATACTACAAAGATAAGTAAAATAATCCATTTAAACAACTTTATCGATATTTATATTATATGAATAAAAAGATTATAATTAATGAGAAACAGATTAAATTACTAACCGAAGATGTAAGTGACGATACTTCTGTTGATACAAAAATAATTAGAGCTTATTCTTTTGATTGGGACGATAATATCATAAACATGCCAACAACTATAAAGGTGGTTAAGAATGGTGAAAAGATTGAGGTTCCAACGGACGAGTACGCAAATATCAGAAATAATCCAGAATACACATTAGGTGACGACGCTTTTGATAACTTTATTAGTGATGATAAATTTTTATCCGACTTAGAAGAAGCTATAAAAACAAAATCATTTGCCCCGTCGTTCGACAAATTCAAAGAAGCGTTAATATTTGCAAATCCAATATCAATAATAACAGCTAGAGGACATGACCCTAAAACACTTAGACGTGCTATGGATATTGTTATTTCTAACACATTTAGTGAGAGTGAACTTTCAGACATGTTAGAAAACATACAAGAAAGATTGCCGGAAACAGTTGGTTTGGGTGCACAAGAAACATTAAAAATATATTTAGATTCACACGATTATCACCCCGTTACCTCTGAAATTTTTGCTGAAAAATTTGGTCTTAAGGTTGGTTCAGCGTCTAATCCTGAACAAAATAAGAAAATTGCTTTTAGGAGTTACGTAGAGAAGATTATCAATAAAACTAAGGAAATGGTTAATACAAAATACAATAAACTGTCCATAGGATTTAGTGATGATGATTTGGGTAATATTAAAGCTATAGAATCTTACATTGAGGAGGAGTTAAAACATGAGTTTCCTAACGTACGATTCACCATATATGACACTTCTGATGGTGGTAATAAAAAAATAGTAATTAAACAAGTGAACTAAAAACCATATATAGGATATTTTTTCTAGTTCCATGATATTTATAGTAAACGAATATGTACAAGCGTAATAATAAAAACAACAAAAACAAATGTAATGGCTGATTTATTAATGAAAATGCCGGTTCCTTATGAACCAAAAAAGAAGAATAGGTTTATACTACGTTTTGACTCATCACTTGGGATTAATGAGTGGTATGTTGAAAGTACGTCAAGACCACAAGTTACAATTAACTCGGTAGAGGTACCATTTTTAAATACATCAACGTATGTTGCTGGTAGATTTACTTGGGGTACAATTTCTGTAACATTTAGAGACCCAATCGGTCCTTCTGCTGCACAAGCACTTATGGAGTGGGTAAGAATGCATTCTGAATCAGTAACAGGTAGAATGGGTTACGCTGCTGGATATAAAAAGAATATTGATTTAGAGATGTTAGACCCTACAGGTGTTGTTGTTGAAAAATGGATATTACAAGGTTGTTTCTTAACTGACGTTAACTTCGATAGTTTAGGATACTCTGATGACGGGTTAGCTACAATCTCAGCTACATTACGTCCAGACAGATGTATCTTAGTATACTAATCAAAAAAATATAGATTTTATAAACCCATTCTTAACAGAGTGGGTTTTTTTATTAAATAATCTATTTACTTATAAATTTTAATGGACCATACTTATATTATATAACCCTTTAGCTATATATTTAATTAATTGCTTATATAAATTATATATCTATATATTTACAATAACAAGCTATAACTTATATTATATTAATATGAACGAAAAACAACACATGGAATCCATACTACCTTATGACTTGGTAACTTTACCATCACAAGGTATATTTGATAAAAACGGAAAGAAGACTGTTAAAGTAACATACCTAAATGCCTCGGATGAGAATCTACTATCAACACCATCTATGATTGGTAGTGAAGGATTAATAGATATCCTAATTAGCAGAAAAATTTTAGATAAGGATGTTGTTGTTAGTGATATGGCTATTTGTGATAAAGAAGCTATATTAGTATTCTTACGTAATACCGCTTTCGGTTCAGAGTATACCATGAAAATCAAAGACCCAAAAACAGGTGATGAATTTGAAAGTACCATTGACTTGTCAGTACTTAAGGTTAAGGACACTGATTTGGTTCTAGATAATAACGGTGAATTCGAATTCTTTTTAACAAAGTGTGAGAAAAACTGTAAATTAACATTATTATCACCAGAACACCAAAAAGCTTTAACTAAAATTGAGGAAACTTATAAAGACCAAAAGATTAGTCCTTATATGACAAAACAACTTGAAATGGTTGTTAAGGAGATTGACGGGAATAGAGACCCAATGACAATAGCTAATTTTATACAAACAATGCCTATCCTAGATTCACAAAACATAAGAAAAATTATCAGAAAAAATGCACCGGAATTGGACCTTAACATTAAGGTAATGACTCCGTCCAACGAGGAGATTGGGGTGAAAATCAACTTTGGTGTTGAATTTTTTCGTCCTTTCTACGGCATATAGGAATGCCCTATTGCAAGAGCTCTATTACTTAATGAAACACCTTCATATTGGTTGGTCCGACCTATTATCTATGCCCACCTTCGAACGACGTTTTTATATTGACTTCTTAACAAAGGAGTTTGATAAGAAAAACGAAGCAATACAACAAGCAAATAACAAAAGGAATTAACAAACCAACTATTTATAGTTAAACACTATTCTTATGCTTAGGTTGTTGAAACAATTATTTATTGAACACATTCTTTCTGGTGGGGTACCATATATTGCCTTTCACCCTGAATTAGGTGTACCTATCGGTATATTCAATACCAAAGACGAACCAAACTACCATTCTCGAGTAAAATCCATTAAAAAGATGGGTGTTAAGGGTAATAAGTTATCTTATATTCTTGCATCTGATATGGGTATTGAAAACCCGATTCCTTCATATTCTGAAATTGAATTTGATATCGTAGGAGGTGGTACTGGTAAAATTAGTGAATCTGAATTAACTAGGTTAGCTAATGAGGCTGGGTACACAAAAAAGAATACTCCTTATACCGGTAGTGACGATACAATGAAAATGTTAGGTGAGATAAACCAACAACGTAAGAAGAACGAAAGGTTGACACTACAAGATATAAGCAATCTAAAAGAGGCTATGGACTTGACCACTCAAAAACACGTAGTTGTTGGGGAGATATTAAAACTAGTTGCTCTAGAAGACACCATAACATCAGACGTTTCATCAACTATCGGAATGACAAATTCCCAACTAAGGGAACACGTTGATTATTTAAATAGAGCGGCTAATGAGGCAAGTGCATACGGATTAACAGCTTACGACCTTAATGAGACTTGGACCGATACAGTTGACCTTGTTGGTAGAAAGTTGAACATCCCAGAACACGTTCTAACTAGAAGTGCTTTACTAGGTAAAACATTAGAAGGGTTTGACGCTAAGAGTTATATGGACGCATTCGACAGTGTTGGTCTTAGTATGGACAGTGCTATTGGAGCTACTGACGACACAACAACCGCTATAGGTAGGATGATTAAAACATCTAGAGATTTGGGTGCTGTTTCTTCATCATTCATGAAAAACGCGTCAGAGAATATAAAACTGATGAATAAATACGGTTTTGAAAGGGGTTACGAAGGATTAGCCAGAATGGTTGTTAAAAGTGACCAACTAGGTTTAAAAATGTCTGACGTCGCGGGGTTAGCTGAAAAATTCTTAGACCCTGAGGGAGCTATTGATTTTGCAGCGAAGATGCAAGTTATTGGTGGGGCTGCTGGTGACTTAACAGACCCATTCAAATTGATGTATATGGCAACAAATGATTTAGAGGGGTTACAAGACGCTATTGTTGAAACTGCTGCAGCATCAGCAACATTTAATCAGGAAACTGGTGAATTCGGGTTCTCTCCAGAACAAAGAAGACAAATGAGAGACCAAGCTAAGGAACTGGATATTAGTTATGAAGAATACTCTGAAATGGCTATTAAAGCAGCTAGAAGTGCTGAAGCTCTAAGTCAGTTAGAGTTTGTTGGTGGTATGTCAGATGAAGATAAGGAATTAGTAGCGTCTATGGCTACTATTGGTAAAGACGGAGCAGCCAAAATTCAAATACCAGGAATGGACGAAATGATTGATGTTGCCAATATAACCGACTCACAGATGGAAAGACTTAAAGAGGGTCAATTAAGTGATAGGGATATTTACGACCAACAACTAGACGCAGCTGAAAAGAGTAATCAGTGGTTAGCGTCCATTGATACCGCTATGAGAGAAATGGTTGCACAAGGTGGTGACGCTTCAGATTTGGACGCTAAATCATTATCAAGACAAATGTTTAGTGATATGGACCTAGAGATGACTGACGCACAAAGAGAAACTTTAAAATCCGGTGATATAGATGAAAGAATGACAGTAATGAAGGATGTTGCCGAACAAAACGCTGCAAATATGTCAAAAACAATGGTGGACGCTTTGTCAAATATAGGTGTAGAAATACCGTCACTTGGAGATGGAGGTGTTGCTACAAAACCAGTAATAGCTCAAATAGCTGAAGCTGGTCAGAATGAAGGTATCGTGCCACTCGATGATTTTTGGGCAAAGTTGGATGCTTGGAATGATGCATACAAACAGGGTGGTGGAACTGGTAGTGGTGGTGGTGTCCTAAGGGTTGAAGGGACTTTAAACGTTAAGGGCGACGGTTCTGAGTCAGCAAAATTAAATATAAATGAGTTTATCAATTCAATTAGTTCCGGGGACTTACAAAAATTAAATAGTTTGTTACAGAACGCAATCAGTTAAAATAGTAATATATGAGCGACCAAACAAATACAAATTCAAAAGTACCGTCAGGTAAAAACAAATCTAACGTTACCGTTTCATCTACTAGGTTACTAAGAGAATTCTTACTTAGCCGTAATTTAGAAAGTTCTTACCTACACGACAATAACCCAATCCAACCATTTTTTGGGGAACAAAAACCAGGTGGGATAAAAATACAACAATTACACGATAAGGGTGTTATAGACCAAGAAACAGTACAAGAAGGTGGACTACTACAACAAAATTCATTGTATTTGGACAACAAGTACGGACCGGAAGGTGGGTACAGTGATGTACAAACAATTAACGTAGATAAATTACTAAGGGACAACGTATTAGAATATCTAGAAGGGAACACACTAACACCAAGAGGATACACAGTATCTTGTTATAACGCTTATGATATATTAAATGAGATAAATATATCAAACGGAGTAGTCACAATAATGAACTCTAATGTATTAAACGACAGCCAATTAATACAAACATCATCAGGATATCTTAGAAAGAGTTTGGGTGAGAATCAGAAACAAAGTTTGTTATTTGAAGGGCCTGAAGCTACAAGCATTAGTGTTTCACCAGGAAAGACCTATCTTAAAGATGACGACTATCTTAGTAGACTTTCTGGTGTTGATGTTAATTATTCTGAGATTGGTAGCACATACTTCAGCCAACAATTTGTACCAGACCTATCGTCACTAATAAAAAACGGATATAGTTATTCCGGTGTTTTCGGTAACATACAGGCTACAGCAAACGCTATAGGTAATTTTTGGAATAACGGTAATAACATTCCCGCAAACAACACATCCGTACCAACACCTAGTAATAACTTAATAAACCATATGGGGTTCTCACAACAATCCCAACTGTTCACAAGAGGATTAAACTTTAACAAATATAGACCGGATTATACAAGAACACAATTAATTGGTGGTTTGAAAGCTGTAATACCTTATTATTATGTTGGGTCTAGTAGTTCTGAACCAGGAACACTAGAGTCACCAGACGGAGCAACACCAACAGATGAATTTGGCAGAAACACAAAATCTTTAGTTTATGGTCCATCAGCTGTAGCTAAGGAATTAGAAACAGTAAGTGGTGTTCCACTATGGAAACACTACCTATTTGGGTTAAACGGAGCAACATATATGGATGGTGGTGGGTTAGCTGCTGGATTCACTTGGTTTGGACACCAATCATTCGCATCACTTAACGCTCCAATGGGGATGCTATACAGTAGGTCATTTAACAAACCAAAACGTAGAGGAGGGATACTAGACCAAACACAAAAACTTATAGACTCAACACCATTAATGGGTGGGGCTAGAAGGAAACACGCGGGTCACGCAATAGACCAAACATCAAAGGTCTTTAATGATGGGTATAAAGATATTAGTAAGGGTAGTGGAGCTAGATTCATTGATAGTGGGCTGTTTGGTGTTAGCACAACAGAATTCTGTAGAACATGGACTAAAGATAACCCGTATTATACATTTACCAATTTACAAAAAAGTGGTGGATTGGCTAGAGGTAATAAAGACTCTGTATTAACAAACACATTTAATTTAAACATAGGACCGTCGATAGGTAGTAATGTTGACAAAAATATGAGTGGGCAGAAGAACGCAAAGAAATATATGTTCTCACTTGAGAACCTAGCTTGGAGAGGGTCACCAGAACTAGACAAACTACCAAGAGCTGAAAGAGGACCTAACGGTGGTAGAGTTATGTGGTTTCCACCATATGACATTAGTGTTAGTGATACTAATTCCGCACAATGGAGTCCTACAACATTTTTAGGTAGAACAGAACCGATATATACATATAATCAGAGTGAGAGAATTGGGTCACTATCATTTAAGATGGTTGTAGACCACCCTTCTATACTTAATGTTATTGTTGATAATGAACTTAAGAACGCCCCAGACCAAACAGCTGATAAGATTATTGAATCATTTTTTGCTGGTTGTCGTGAATTTGATATATATGAAATGGCTAGTAGATACGGTGACTTAACATCAGCTGTTGAATTGGAACACATAACAAATAGTGTTTCAGAAGTAGATTCAACTATTGTTGAAACTAATGAAACTACTACTCCCGGAGCGATACCATCTGTTAGTACTCCAGGAGCAATACCTGATGATGAGGAAAGTTCAGAGACAGACGCTATAGCAAATAATACAATGGAACAAGGTAGTACACAAGGAAAAATAGATGTTAGGAGAGTTCTACAATCATTAATGAATGAGGGTAATTATTTTAAACATTTAGAGGAACACGAGGAATTTGTGTACGCTTCACTTAAGCGTAAGTTAAAACATTTCCACCCATCATTTCATTCTATGACACCAGAGGGACTTAATAGTAGGTTAACATTTTTACTACAATGTACTAGACCAGGACACACTATACCAGTTGTAGATAAAAATGGTGAAGCTATAGAAGGCAAGCATGTTGAAAATACAGCTTTTGGTTCACCACCAGTATGTATTTTAAGAATTGGTGATTTTTATAATACTAAGGTAGCTATAGATAATATGAGTGTTAGTTATGAACCACTAATATTTGATTTAAACCCAGAAGGTATAGGTGTACAACCAATGATTGCCAGCATACAAATGAACTTCAAGTTTATTGGAGGTCAGTCACTCAAAGAACCAGTGTCTAGATTACAAAACGCTTTATCTAATAATTTCTTTGCTAATACCGAGGTGTTTAATCCAGATTCAGTAACTTCTAATGCTAGTGATTTTGAATTGGAAAGTGACGAAGCTTTAAAAGCTATAAACCAGGCCGTTTTTGCTGACGTGATAAATAGTGATGACGGTGGTTCAGCCGGACAAGTAACACCATAGAATATGGCAAATATTATAAAATATAGAAATTTATTAAATTCATTTGTTGATTCTGGCAGAGCGTATTCTCTTGGGGTTAAGAACGAGTTAACAGAATTATACTTAAGACAAAGTATGGGGTTACTAGAGGAATTTATGTACGACAGAAATTTTGTTAACGGAACAATTGGCACAACAAACGGTAAATTAGTGTGTGTACCAAATAGAATATTCGATGAAATTATGAGTCAATACATTACATTGAAGTCTGATATAAGTGGTGAAACAACACAAATACAAACAACTTTTTTAGGTTTAACACCACATAATAAAGAAAGGGAGTACATAAAGAAGGTTTTGTTAAACACACTAGAAGAAGAACTAACCAATATAACTAGTTTAGTTATGAGTTCATTAAATAGTTTAAGAATACTACAAAATAAATTATCTAATAAAATAGATAAACTAAACCTAATTACAATAAAATCACTTGACGGAAACTACCAAGCCAAAGAAGGAGGTATGGTAAAAGCTTACACATTAACAGGAACGACAGAGTTAACCAAATTAACAAACGATTATAATAGTAGTGCTGTAGCATTGAATAACTTTATTAGTAATAATATTGACGACGCTTTTACAAGAGCGTATCCAGCTGGTCAAGAATACCTATTTTTCCTAAATAGATTGTGTACAAATAATATTACAAAGTTTAAGTTTAATAAGAATTATAGCAAACAATTAGATGAATTAGTGAGATTCCGTAACGGTGATTTATTCAACCAATTAATCACTAAAGACGATAAAATGAATAAAGGTATTAGAACCAGAACACAAAGAAAATTTAAAGTTTTATTAGAAACACTAATAAAACCATGGATTGAGTACGACATTAACCTAAGGAATAGTAAGGTAGGTATAACTCTAGGTGTTGAACATGATACACTAACTAAAGAATTAACAAACTTTAAAAGTGTATATGACGTTGATTGTGGTGTAGACACAACACAAGTTAGTGAGGAGATTATTAGGGTAGAGTTAAAATCAAGAAATAATGGGGTTAGAGATAATAACTTTAACCATAAAAGAGTGGGTGATTTATATATTAGTTAATAATGAGTTATTATAATAGGTACGTTGAATATGTTGATAATGGTGATTATATTATGGTCCCACACATAAAGCTTGATGAAAAATCAAGTGACAGGGAAACAATATATAAATCTGGTAAAAGCAGGATGGATAAATTATCACAACAATATTATGATACACCATATTTTGGGTGGTTGATATTACAAGCAAACCCACAATTCGGAGGTCAAGAATGGGACATACCAGACGGCACAAGGATAAGAATACCATACCCATTAATGGTTTCACTAGGGGAATACAAATCTAAGGTGGACCAACACTTCCTCTACTATGGCAGATAAATTAAACAAAGGAAATATATGGACTGACAATGTTGGTAATAACTTAATTGTTGTTGACCCCAATAAGATTGTTGGTAGTGACGGTGGACCACAAGACAGACTTGTTAATACTGAGGACATGGTTATGTACGCTAATCTTGAAGCTAGGATATTTCCTAGGAGTAAGGTTATAGCTGGACTAACAGCTGGAGACAAAGTCTCTGTTGGTATTTTTGATGGTGAACTTAATTTTCTTAAACCAAGGAATTCTGATTTCTTAAACTCTGATTGGACAGAAGCATTTACCGACCCAGGAATTAATCAAAAAGTTATAGATAAGGACGGAATAAAGATTGAGAATGGTGTCGATTTTCAAGGGTTTGGGATTACGTCAATCAATGTTATACTAAACTCATCTTATATTCCACAAGTTACAATTAATTTCACCGATATTCGTGGTAAAACATTATTTGAACAAGCTAGAGGTAATACACCATATACAGCATTTTTTCATTTACCATACCCAACATTCTACCTAACACTAAAAGGTTATTACGGAAAAGCTGTTAGGTATCAACTAACAATGATAAACTTTACATCAAGATTTGACCCAACAAGTGGTGATTACCTAGTAACATGTATATTCAAAGGTAATCATATAGCAATGCTTAGAGACATAGTGTTACACCAAGCTCTTACAGCACCATATATGTATCCTATAAAACAAAATAGTGATGGTGACATTACAGAAACCAAAGGTAGGCAGAAATTAAGAGAGGTTTATAAGATTTATAAGGAGAAAGAGTTGATACCATCTACATTACCAGAATTAACTATGGTTGAGTTAATAAGCAAACTAAAGATACTTGAGAATGATATGGGTAGGCTATATGGTGAAGCGGACCTAACAATGACAACAGATAAGTTAGAATATGAGTCCGCTCTTAATGATTTAAGGGTTGATATATTGGGCAGCAAAGGTTGGGTTAATAAATATTTAGATAAGAGTGAGGGTGTTAAATTAGGCATTGAAATACCAGATAGAAACATACAAAGCCCTAGCGCTAAGACAGTAACAACAACAGTATACCCAATAAAAGGTATTGATTCATTCCCAACAGGAAGTACAGCTTCAGAGATTACTAAATTTCAGGACGAGATTAAGGAAAAAGCTGAAACCGCGTTAGCAACTATCATAAACACTTTTAGAGAAGAGGTTCGTAAAAATAAAACATTCGGACCTAACGGTATAGACTATGGCATAAAGAGCAAACTAGTTATAAACCTACTATTAAAAACACTGAAAAACTCAACAGTATACGAGGGTATAAGTCATGAAGGTGAACCCACACTAAACCCCAATTTAGCTCCATGGATTATGGTTAGTGACCACGAGAAAACAATTATGGGTAGCTGGATGAAAACAAAAGAATTATTCGACGGTCCAGATGGTATGGCTAAAAAGATGGCTAAGGATGTATCAGAAAGGTTAAATACAAAAATGGAAGGAATCATTGGATTTAAACCAACTATACGTAATGTCTTTGCTATATTAATGGCTGGAGCAGACACATTTTTAAGGTTGTTAGATGATGTGCACAAGAAAGCTATGTCTGTTAGTGATAACGAACTACGTAAAAAAACATCTAACGATTCATCAGTTGATGGTATGGTGTTTCCATGGCCACAATATTATAGGGTAGAAGAAGAGGATGAATGCACCACATCGTCAATTGTGACATATCCAGGAGCCAAGGGAGCTATAACAGAAACAGGAGCGACAGATAAAGAAGTATGGCCAGAAGTTGAATTTGTTGAAGAATACGCTATGAGTAGCATCTATAAATCAACAAAATTTAATCTGGACAATAATAATGAGGTTAAAGCGTTCACACCAACATCGGTTAAAGATTGGGGAGTATCATTACCAGCATTTGATAGTGTTGACTATGTTGAATTACTATGGGAATTAATAAGTAGAGCTCAAAACGCTATTAGATATGGTGGTTTATACACTAGGTTTAAAGGAGTTACCTCAAATTCAGCTAATGTCGGCTCAGTACATATGGAATTATCAAAATATGATTCTGAGAATTTACAAAATAGACTTGATGACTTTGAAGGGATGAAAGAGTTATTTAAGGATTTAAAAACTAAACAATCTGTTTTAGAATTACTATATAGTAGTGACCCGGATAATTATGTTGTTTTTGAAAAAGATGGGTTAGGTAGACCTATGACACAAACAACATATAAGTGGTCAGCAAGTTCATCTATAACACCAGTTAAAACAAAAGATTTTGAAGTATCAAACAAAGGTTTAATGGCTGGAAAAAACAGTTCTGGAGTCTTTGACCTAGTACCAACAATAATGGGGTACGCATCAGTATCCTCTAATGACTGGGTTAAGAATAATTACGCTAATGGGGACAATATATCAAGTAGTGAGTTTTATGACATCGGTAAGGCGTTATCATATGACATTAGTGATACTAATATAGTTAAAGACAAATACAATGTTATATACGCAACTAAGGATTGGGTTTCCAAACAGCCTTTTGGGGTTGTTAGTAGAGGCATTAGTGAACCAAACATTAACGACAGTAGTGACGAACACTATATGACATGTGTGGAAAATACACTAATAACCGAAGGTGTTTTAAGGATACCACCCACTACAACACCACCAGTTGGTAATACACCAGGAACAACAACACAAAACCAAGACAAGGTTATATCTATGTTGAATACACCGTATTTTATCAATTCGTTAATACGTGGTGTCGGTAATGAGATTGGTGCTGTTACCGAACCATATAAGGAGGCAGCCTACCTATTCCTTAATTCACTACCACTCCCAACCTTTAGAGAGAAGTGTTTAGTTTTTGAAGACACGGAATATGAGTTCGGTAGTTACATATCACAAATGTTCAACCAAGTGGGTGCTATACACGATATACCAGTATCACTAGCTCTTAAGATTGGGTCACTTTGGTGGAGATACAAATCTAATATAACAACACCAGGTAGTGATGTACTTAATACTGTGTGGTCAGATGTAGCGCCAGGCACTATATACGGGTCACCCTTAGCAACTAACTACACATACACTACAGACGCTGGTTCAGTTTTGAATTATAAATCAGAGCTTAGTAATACAATGATGGTGGGGGTTTACCCATCTTTAATAAATACAATACATTATATAGTATCTGGAACACAACCACCATTACCACCTGCCAACACAAATTTAACAACAGGGTTATTTGCTTCACAAACTAATATTAAGAAAAGCCCAATAACCATAAATGATAACGGTGTAGAAGTACAATTATTTACAGTATTCGTTAATAGTGTAGATATATTAACACCTTCATTACAAGCAAAGAAAAACGGAACACCAATAACTGGTAATTACCACATACTATACCCATCATCAGGAGCTCTAGCTGGAACAGATATAACATCTAACGGACCAGTAACAATGAGTGACGTTGGGATACATAATGGAGCTACAAGATTGATTTGGGGGTTATCAAACTATGGGTACTTTAAAGATAAACCCGCATATAAACCACCAACAAATTCATATATAAAAAAGATTGACACATCCAAGGAAGAACAATTTGATTGGGAACTCAACGAAACAAACTATTCAACGATAAATGAATTAAGAGGTGTATTTAATAATGAACAGTTAGAGTTTTTCGAGACACTATTTTTAAAATTCTCAACACCAAATGGAAGTGTTGACCTAGGAGGGTCAATGAAAAATCTAATAAAAGAATTTATAGTTGTTGAAGAAGAATGGTTAGAAAACCTTCATGTTATTGGCCCAGGAAGTGAGGGGGCCCTTAGAGCTGGACAATTACAGAAATTTATTTTCACAATCCATAAGTTTTTACAGAAGAAGATGTTATACATACACGAATCTACAACAGGTTTAGATTTGGTTAAAGGTAGCTCCACATCACTACAAAAAATAAAAGCATTATTAAACAACGATTCTTCATATAACTTTGGTACATATTTAAATGGTACAGATATTACAACAATCACAACAGCCTCACCTGAATATAAAAGTATGGCCTTACATGTTGGTGCTTACGATGTTGTTGATAGTAGTGAACTAGCCATATTAACTACTGTTGGAACAACAAACCCGATGTACAACTTTTTTCCAACCATGAGTCCTAACGGTATAGCTTGTAACACAACT